AAGCTCATGAAATATAGTTTTAGCTAAAATTTTCTTGTTTAGATCGTTTCTAATGTGAAGTGTAAAGTGATTCGGATCATATACAGCAAAACAATCATCTAATTTACACCAATAAACTTTGATTTTTTTACCCTTATATTTGATTTGCCTTATACCCATAACCCTAAATAAAGTATTTTAAAAATAATTGCAAATTATTTGTATAGGGTATTGACATACTTTGTATAAAAGATTAAAACAAATCAATGCTGATGAAAATCGGAAAAGAATGGAAAGGGATAGAAGAGGGGGGTTGCTTTTCAGCCACTCATTTATCTCCCTCACAGATCAATAAGCCACTAGACCAATGGTTTTATGACTATTGCGTTTTAGATGCTGCATCAAGAAAAAAGCTACCCCCTAATATGAAGATGATTTTTGGTGGAATAGTAGGAACTGCTATCCAAGATATGATTGTTCATAAATTAACAGTAAAAGAAGTAATGAAAGGAAAAAAGTGAAGTCAATATTAATAGGTATAATGTTTTTAATTTTAGCTGGTTGTAGCCATTCAGTTAAAATTGGCAAAAAATGTACTCCAGGTCATCAAGAATGGAGCTATGTTTGGATTGTAGAAAATAATGGCGACAACATAAGTAAAGAAAACTGTAAGAAAGGCAAGTAATGGCAGATCTAGGATATAACCCAATGAAAATGGAGCTAGAGCATTTAAAAAGAGATTTAGATGAAGCTAGAAGAATAAACCAAACTCATCAAATGATGAATGGTAAGTTACACTTAGAAATCAATAATCTTAAATTTAGTGAAAAGAAATTAAAGAATAGAGTTATTGAATTAGAGAAAATAATAAAAGAAAAGGAAACCAATGAACCAAACAACAACCAAGACGAAGACGAAACCATCAACTAGAGAAGAAACCTCTAAAGGTTCTTTTAAAGAAAGATACGCTGAATGTATCAAGAATTTAAAAATTGTACCTACAGTAAGTATTAAAGGTAAAGCGTATTCTACAGTTGCTGAAAGACACAGGCATTTAAAAAAATACTTTCCTGAGTCTAAGATAGATGAAGCATTATTATTCCATGATACAGAAAGAGTTATTATAAAAACAACTTTATATATAGCTGATCAACCTTATGCTTCTGGTCATGCAGAAGAATTTAGAAACGCATCTTTTATAAATAAAACAAGTGCAGTTGAAAATTGTGCTAGTTCAGCTTTAGGAAGATGTTTAGCTGCATTCGGATTACATGGTTCAGAATATGCAAGTGCAGATGAATTAACAGTTGCTTTATTAAGTCAAGGACAAAGCAAATCACAAGTTTCAATCAAAGATAAAATCAATCAACAAACGACAGAGACAAAGTTGAATAAACTTTATTCAGATTGGGAAAAGGAAAATGACACAATCAAGGAGTCATTTAAAAGTAAACAGAAAAGCATAAAAACCAACGGAGGACAAAATGCAAAAAACTGGTAAAGAAAAAGATTGGGTATTATTTCCTTATGATCCCAACCATGAAATGTCTGTTAAGATAGATTTTTCAGGTAATATGAAATTAGCTAATGGAGTTAAAGGAACTATCTTAGCTAGTAAAGGAACTTCAAAAGATGGCAATACTAAGTTTGTTAGATTGTTTAAACAAGTAGGAGTTTTATTTAAAGGTGATGAGGGTAAATTTACAGGAGATATAACTGATGTAGAAATCGGTGGTAAGAAAGCTCTTGTAGGTTGGTTAAACGATAAATCTGATAAACCAAATATTTCAGGTTATGCCAACGAACCTGGTGTTAAAGCACCTAATAAGGAAGAAAAATTATCATTCTAATGAATGTAATAGTCATCATAATGCACCTTGTTAATGGATCAGTAGCTGAAGCAACACTATCAGTTACTGCTCCAAAGGTATTTTGTAATGAAGCGATAAAAAAAGTAGCCGTATTGAGTACAGAAAAAAGCACAATAACTTATAAAGGTAATAGAGTTTTTCTTTATTACTGCAAAGATAAAAAAGGAAACAATGTCAGATAAAATTACACACTTAAATAAATTAACTAAAGAATTAGAAAAACTATTAAACGATAAACAAGCTCAGTACGGAAGTTTTGATAACACTTCTTTTGCTATGAAAGGTATTTTGGAGGGTATTTTAGCTGCACATAATGGATATAAAGTAAGAGTTCCTAACAATATTTTTGGTTGCTTTATGCAGTTTGTTAAGATTTGGAGAACAATTAGTAACCCAACATATAAAAAAGATACTTATGATGATGTTAATGGTTACAACGAATTAAATAGAAGATTAAAAATAAAGGAAATGGAAAATGACAAATAAAGTACCAATGACACCAGTAATGTTAAAACTATTGAATTTTATTAGAAAATATGTAAAAAAGAACAAATACTATCCAACATTTCAAGAAATGACGGATGGTTTAAATTATAGATCTAAAAATTCTATAACAGTATTGGTAGATAGATTAGTAAAAAGAAACGAACTAAAAAAGCTAAATGGTTACAGGAGGAACATTGAACTCAACGACTAATAGAACTTTTAAAATATTATCAATTTTAAAGAAGTGTAGAGAAAAAGGTAAGTACGATTTAGCCATAAAACTAATTAATAAATACAATATTAATAAAAGAAAACTTCAAGAAAACTATTATGATTAAAGTTGAAAAAACAACTCTAATAGAAATGAATGTTGAATTTAAAGAAATTTTTGATGGTGCTACAATAGAAGAAGCTACACAAAAAGCACACAATCAGAAATCGCCTAATGATGACGCAAAAGTAAATATCGCAGGTCAGCGTTTCCTTAGTGCGAAAATTAAACCGACAAGCGATATAAACAATGACAGTAGAACCAAAACAACTCAAGGATCTACAAGCAAGGGAGGAGAAGCTAGTGCAGAGAATGTATAAATATAAAACTTTATATTTAAAAAACAAAGCTAGACTTCCACAAGTTGCTGAAAAGATCATGGAGTTAAAACAGAAACAAACTAGAATAAGCACATAGTTCTAGTTTACAGTTAAAAGTTGTGTTTTAGGGTTAGGGTATCTTTGTCTTTAATGAAAGGAAACATGGAAAAGGAACAATTTAACGAAAGCGAAAAACAATTCTATCAAAGACTAGGTAAAGCATTAAGAGATGCAAGAAGAAGAGCAAACAAAAGTCAAAGCCAAGTAGCTCAATCTATTAATGTAACATTTCAACAAGTTCAAAAATATGAGAAAGCTACAAACTTTCCCAAAGAATATAGAACTATGAAAATGGTTGAGAGTCTAGGTAGAGATTATGAAACTTTTAAAAAAGAATATAATGTTTACACCGGTTAATAATAAACTAAATACTTTAATACCTGATCCTAAAGAGATTGATGCTTTTAATCATTTTTCTACTATAGTTGAGAAGATGATTGCTAATGGTCATGCAGCACACCAAAGTATTCCAGGATATGATGAATGTAAACCTGAGATAGAATGCTTTAAAATCTTTGAGGGTATTAATATACCTGTTCATGGTTATGCAGACTTAAAAGGTAAAATGATTATTGAGGATAAATGTAAGTTTCCAAGAAGAGGAAGACCAAAGAAAGATGGAACAAGGTCTTGGCTAACAACTAAACTACCTGAAACTTTACCTGAAACCAATCAAACTCAAGTAGATTTTTACTATTATGCTACTGGCTTACCTATTTATGTTTGTTATATTAATGAAGATACTTTCAAAGTTTTTCATAAGGACAACTGCGAAACTTTACAACCTGAAAGTATGATGTCTAGGTTAGAATCTTTTAAACAGAAGTGTAAAGTAAGACAAAATCTTTTGAAAATTTCAGACAATCCTAAAGTAATTAAGGATTATATTCAACCTGATTTTAGTCATTTCTTTTGGAAAAATGATTTAGATCCTGATTATTTAGAAGACGCTAAGAAGTTTTGGCAAGGTTAATGCTTGGTGGCAATCAATGCTGTATGCAGTATTCCCCTGATTGCTACCTAGTATTTACCAATCATTAAAAGGAATAGTTTTTCTTTTTATATACTCATCAAAGCAACTCTTAACACCCTCTTTGTGAGGTTCACAAAAATATTTCTTTTCTGCATTAATAATCCAACCACCCTCATTACTCATTAAAGGTTTCTTACAAATATGGCATTCACCACATTTAATTACTTTGTTAGATTTATTCCAGGTTTTCTTTTTGCCCACCATCACCCCAGTTCTATAAGAGAACTACGCCTATCAAGAATTTTTTATGTTCTTGCATAATTTGGTTTTTTACCTTTTCTTGATTTTCTTTCAGCCTTATTTTTTCTAGCTACTGCTGATCTTTTTTGTCCTGATGACATTGATCTAGCTTTAGCTGATGGAACGCATTTAGGATAGTTTTTTCTTTTTTCTCCTTTACTTCTACCACATGGGGGATAGCTGCCATCTGATCTTTTATTGGCAATATCAACCCATTTTTCTGAAGTCCATTTTCTTAATGACATTATCTTTTCTTCTTGTTCTTTTTGGGTTTTATTCTACCACTACATACACCTGAAGCATACATATTAGCATAAGCTGATGGATATACTTTAAATTTTCTTCTAGCAGCAGCTTTACCTTTTGCACAAAGTTTTGCCATTATTTTTTCTTCTTCCCTTTTTTCTTCTTTAACTTAGCAAAGTCAGCACCAGTTATTTTATCTCTAGGTGTTGCTATTCTTGCAAGTTTCTTTTGTTTCTTTGAGTATTTACTAAAAGGCATTATTTTTTACCTTTTTTCTTTTTCTTAGCTTTTTTTGCAGCTGCTTTACCTTTTTTAGTATAAGCATATTTTTTTCCATTTACCATTGGCATAGTTTTCTCCTATTGTTACCAGTTTTTGCAAGACCAATATCTTGCACTAAATTTATCATTAGCAGTATCACATCTGTGTCTTGCTCTAAATGATTTTCTTGCATTGGGATTTGATTTTCTAATCTTCATATTCGCATCACCAAATCTAATAATCTTTTCTTTACCACCTTTACAAGCCTTTACAACAAACTTTTTACCACCTGATATTTGTCTTTTAGGTGAATTGCATTTCATTTTAGCTTTGTTTATTGCCATACCTTATAACCCTCACCTTTATTTTTAGTCAGAGATTGTTTTCTGTTAGTGCCATCTCTTTTAAAACTAACATGAATCCAACCACTATCAATAATGCCATCTTCATAGTATTCGCTAATGAGCTGATCATAAAGAAAGTTGTTTTTAATATGTGCAGCAACTTGTCTATTATCAAAACCTGGTATTTCAAAATCAACAGCTTCGCCTTTACAATGTTGTGATTTAGAAGATGAACCAATAGCTTCTGATAATTTTTCTGACCTAAATCCTGAAGTGATCATTATGGGTCTTGATTCATAATACTCTCTTAAAGGTTCTAATATGTTTTCACATAGAGCTTTTAAATTTTCTATTTGTTCTTCATTAGGTGTGTTATCCAAGCCAAGTCTTGAAGCTGTGCCTGAGTTAATCATCTCTTGTAGTGAGAAGTGTTTAGATAGTTGTGTCATACATGATACTTTCTGTCATATTCAATGACTTTCCATTGAACAGACTTTTTAAATTTATTTCGTTTACCATAGTCTTCAGCTTCCTTTCTACTACCCCAAACTTCATTTGTAAAGATTTTCCATTGGTCATCTTTTAGATAAACAATACAAAACATTATGCCATTTTTTTCTCAGGTTCATTACTATCATAATAGCATTTAAATTTTATTACTATTTCATTCTTTGAAACTTCTGATTTACCTAGTTCTTTTGTTTTGTTTTTAGCTTCTTCATAACCAGCTATCAGACAATCATAAAAAGTATCATGATGACTAAGTAAATGTGGTTTCATACATTCACCAGCGACTTGACTACACATAATCATTATCAATGCTACTTTCATGGGTGTTCCAATAGTTGTTTATTTGTATCTTTTATATCTTTTAATTTTTCTTCTAATTCTTTTACTTTTTTAGTAGCTCTTTCTAAATCTTCATTAGTGTTCTCAAGTTTTTGTAAACACCTTTTGTTGGCAGCGTCTTTAGTTTTACCTGCGTCTTGAAGTTCAGCTACTTCTTCTCTGAGTAATCTAACTTGATCCTTATACTCTACGATAATTTCCTTAGATGTGTCGGACATAGATTATTTTTTTTTGAAAGTAGATACACCCTTGATACCAAGTATCGTACTAAAAGCACCTACAACAAGAGCTTGATAAAACATTGGAAGATTAGAAAACTTATTAAAGAAAATATCTATCTTCGCTTGTATATCAGGATCATCACTAAATACAGACCAAGCTAAAAGTAATAAAGGAATACTAATAAGGATAAGACAAAATTCATCTTTCCAATCATTCCTATGAGAATCAATTACTGCTTTTTTAAACTCAACTTCTCCATTAGCCATCTTCTCAGCTAACTTAAGTTCAGCAACAGATTCTAATTCTTTAGTTCTTCTTCTATTAGAAGCAATAGACATACCTGTCTTAATCATGCCTGGAACTAATTTAGCTGCAATATTTAACCACATAGTCTATTTATAAAAGTCTTTGAATAACCATTCAAGATATTTCTTCCACATTTTTCTAATAAAACCCATAATGTTTTACTCCTTTTTTTAAGGTTTATACAATACATAAGTTAATGTTAGTTCTTGATTTGGCATAATATCTTCAGTTGTTTTTAAGAACCATTTATTGCCATCTTTTATTCTTACACAATTAGGTTTTTCAGAATGATTTAAAAAACCTCCTAATGGTGTTCTGTGTAATTCTTCTTCAAACTCAATATGAGATATACCTAAGTTTGTGTCTTTTCTAATTTCTTTTGTTGC